AGTGTGGTATTCTTTGAATTGTATTGTTCTTCCTGTCTATTCCTAATGCAGTAAGTATGTTTGAATATATGCAAGTTGATGTTTCTTCATACTTAATATAGTCCGTCCATACATCATATGTTTTGAACTCTCTTATTTTGTATACGTCTAACATCATTTTAATTACTGGATTACCTTTTTCTGCTCCCATTGTCGCTGTTACTGGATAGTGTATATCTTCAAATCCTGTATAACCTTCTTCGTTTTCAAACTCATACAACGGCTTATACATATACACATCTGTGTCCATATATATTCCACCCTCTGTATATAATGCATATAATCTTACAACGTCACTAGTATAAGCATATTTGCCTAAATCATAGCTTTTTATTGTAAATTCAGAAAAGTCAAGGTCAAAGTTGTCCTCGTTCCATTCTTTTATTTCATAGTCCGGCATACATCTTTTCCAACTTTCAATACAATCTTTTATCTTTTGTGTTTTTTCTCCATGTCCTAGCCATATGTAATGAATCTTTTTTGGTATCATACTTTCACTCTCCTATATCCGCTTACTGTCATACGTTGCATTTTAGCTTTTAAACCACTTATATTGCTTAGTTCTCTGTATTTATGTGTTAATTGTGTAATCTTACGTTGACAATTTCCTACTGTCTCCATATCTCCCATTGCTTTTGACACTATTTGCTTATCTTTTAGCTCTCTTATCTTTGTTTCAATTCTTCTTTGAAGTTGTGTACCCTCGTATAACGTGTAATGTTTGCCTTCAAATTCAAAACCTTTCTCACTGTTTTTTTTAATCTCATCTAATTGTTCCTGCGTATATTCAGGTTTGCTTACTCCTAGTACAATACTAAATATGTAATGGTAACAATTAAGTGTTCCAATAGGTCTGTCTAGTGATTCGTTTAGTTCTTCAAATTCTTCATTGCTGTATTGCTTTCCTTGTATGTCTGCATGGTCTGGTGCAGGGTGTTCATGTACTGATATTTCTATGCCGTCAGCTCCAAATTCCTCGCCAAATTGTTTTTGCAATTCATTCGATGTTGTTCTTATTCCCTCTAATGTATTCATTCTTATCGCTGTATCAGCTCTCCTAGATAAACCGCTTTTGTAATCTACTACTCTTGTACCTGTTGGCTCTCCATTTTTGTCTACTCGTATTCTCATACCTTTTTCTACCAATTCATTCATAGTTTTGCGCATTACCGTCTGATAGCTTTCTTTACCTTGAGAAACGCTTAAAATTGCTTTATCTACTACTTCTTGATATATTTTACCTATTGGCACTAATTTATCGTCTAAAACGTAAGCCGTGCTGTTCATGATGTTTTTATATCGGTTAGCTGTTAATGTTGCAATCGCCCTTACTTGGTTTTGTAAAAGTACGTTCTTTTCGTATGGTATAAAGTCAATACCTTTAGCTTTGTAAAATTGTCTCGCAAACTCTTGATTTTCAATTGCCGTCTTTTTCATAATTTGGTATATTTCTCTAACGTTTAAATTAGTAACCTCTGATAATCTTCTAGCTATCCAGTTGACATTTCCCCCATATAATATAATTTGTGTCAACTTATGTGCTTGTGTTGGTGTTAATGTTCCAATGTATTTTATTTGCTTTCCCATTTCCTCTAAAAGTTCAATGTTGAGTTGCTCTACTCCGTCAAGCAAACTTTGTATTAATCTGTCTTGCATTTCCTCTGTTATCATTTAATCACCGTTCTTCTTTTTCAAAATATTTGCAATCATTTTTACTTTCGCACTTACAAAATGGAGATGGATAGTCCGCTACAAATTCAGACTTATCATTACAGCATACTTCGTTTATTTTCCATTTGCATATATAATCACTTTCAATGCTTCTGACATATTCTCCATTTTCGTTTTTAGTTAAAAAACTGCTCATCTATTCCTCCATAATCTTCTCTGTATTTGGTTGCGATTCTAATATTCCTTTTATCTTTTGTTGTGCCACTTCCTCTGTCTCCCCAAAGATACGCATACGATATTCAACACCGCTTATTAAATTTGCGTTATATTCTCTTAATGCTCTTATGCTCATAGCTTCCACATCTTCAATTACACCATCGTCAAATTTAATTGCCATATCCTCTGTGTCTATGCTGTAACTCCCAAATTGGCTTGAAGCATAACATACTGCTCTTATTAAATCATATATAGCACTTTCATATCCTATTTCTAATTTCTTCTTACGTCTAGCCAGTTTACTGTTTGAACTCATTACAGCGGTTGCAGTTGTTAAGTTAGCACCATCAAATGTATAGAAATTATCTCCTAGTCCTACTTTGTTGCTTAAAATATTAAGATTAGTATTTAACGTATCAATTTGTTGCGTTGTCCTTAATTCTCCTGTATCGTTTTGAATCAAATCATCTTTCGTTGCTCCACTTGGCAATACATATATATCTGTATCTTCAGGGTCAAATGTTAGCTTTTGCGTTCCGTTATCATAATTTAGTAATTCGGCTCTTACAAATGTTCTTCTTCTTCCATCTTTTATTTCAGTCTTTAAAGCATCAAATGACAAATCTACAGCTTTTAAGTTATCAATTGCATTTGCATAATGCGGTATTCCAAATGGACTATTGTTAAATAAATTGTTTGTAAGTAGTGGTTCAAAGATGCTAAACCATTTTATGTTAGATTTTGTGTTAAATTCTGCTTGTGTTAATTCGTCTGTTATTTCTGTTAAGTTTCCGTTATTATCTGAAAATAAATGATTATTTATAACGTAATTGCCTTGTTCGTTTAATCTATGTACTGAACATATAACATACTTTTTGCCTTTGATGTACTCAACACTTCCAAATGCACACTCCGTTATTTCTTTATTGTTCCACGTTAACGGATATATCCAGTCAACGTCTACTATATCAATTCTTGTCTTTGCTTCGCTTACATCAAGCACCATTTTATCTTCATTTTCAACTATGTCATATACACTTACTACTGTTCCACACGTTCCTAATGCTCCTGACTTCTCGATTGACTGATTAATTATAACATTCAAATTCAAGCTATCTAACAATTCATCATACTGCTTTTGAGTGTTATCATCTTTCATTGTTATTTTACATTTTTCACTCCAAAGAATGTCGCTCCAGTCCTCGCTTATCTCCTTTGCCATGTTCATTGTAAATCTTTTCTTGTTTACTCTCTTTTGTCCGTTATAAATGTAATAATTGTGAAATGCTTTTACATTTCCTTGATACCAGCTTTTCCATTGTGTAATATACGTTTTAATTGCATCTTTTACATCTGGATTGTAATTGTAAGTCTTTTGTAAAAAATCTTCTAATTTCATTTTTACCTCCTAAATTATCACCATATGATATATTTTCTTATACTCTGCATAGAAAGATTTAACATTTTGTGAAATTATTGTGCTTTTATGTTTATCATTAATTTGTCATAGAACGGAAACATTGAATATTCTGAGGCATCTAAATCGTCAATTGGTGTTGTTCCATCGTCAAGCCTTGTATCCTCGTGCTTGTCGTCCCATACTGCTAACTTGTAAGCTTCTATTAAATACTTGCATTTTCTTAATATAAATCGTCTATGCTGTGCAAATAGCATTAAATCTAAGTATATTCTATCATTAATTTGTCCTTTTATGCAATCCTGCACTTTTAAAGGTACATTATTTTGCTGTAAATATCTGTTTAAGCCATAAGTCAATACTTGTCCTAATGCCCCATAATCGGCAAAACAATGTGTTACTTTTCCATATTCTGCTACTACTCTATTATAAAACTCAATAAATGCTTTATACATTTGTTCAGGTGTGTGAAGTCCTGCAATCTTTTCTTCGTCTATTGTCCAAGCTTCTTTAAAATATGGAGTTATTCCAGTTGCTTTAAACTCTGTTTCTCCGTTCAGTTGCTCCATAATCTATGCCAATACTTATTATTAAAAAGTTTATTTTGTTGCCTTTTTCGTCTTTTGGTTCGTCTTTGATAAACATTTCTTCATTGTTAGCAAATTGCTTATATATAATACCCTCTGCAAGCACCCATAAACCCAATATAAAACGTTGGTAATATACTTCACCCATTGATTGATATTCTGCCTTTAAATTGTCAAAATACTCTTTATTTTCAGCTTTTAATATTTCATTATCGTCAAATGTAAAATGCCATATTTTCTTGTCTATATCTTCATTGTCTATTATATCTATTTTAACCCAATGGGTCGGTGTATCAGGGTTAGTTGTCGCGTATAGTTTAGCATTTTTCATACTTAAACGTGATAAAAGCATTCTGTAAAAGTCCTCTGGTATTTGTGTAAGCTCATCAACATAAGCCCCAGCTAACGTCATACCACGTATTTTACTTTCTGCGCGGTCATCATTTGCACCTTCAAGCCATATTCTTCTACCGAACAATGTACCACTCTTTTGGCTCAAACTGTATTTGAAGTTATCCCCAACTAAATCCTGTAATAAATTTAAACAGTTTCTTTTTAGTGATGTAACCGTTTTACCTGTCATAAGAAATTCGTTATTTTCTGGCATACTTCCAACAAATATAGCCCATTTCAAAAGTGATACATACGTCTTGCCACTTCTGACACTTCCAGTTAACAGATTTATTCTTTTATCGTCAAATAGCATAAAATCTATTTGCTTTGGATTCAACATTTCATTTAATGTTTTACTCATTCTTATTTTCCTTTGCTTTATTTAATGCGCCTATTAAATCATCTAATACACCATTCTTTTTGTTTTCTTCCTCAGCCATTATTTCAAGAATTAATCTATAATTTTCGCTTTTGCCTTTTACAGCTCCGTTTATAAGCCCTAACGTTGCTAATTCTCTGTATGTTTTACCTGCTTTTTTATTCTTTTCATCAAGCAACATTTCAAGAGTAGCTTTCATAGTGGCTTTTTCTCTTCTAGCCTTGCCACTAGCCTTGCCACCTTTCGACGATTCCTCGACGGTTAGCACATGAGCTTGAGGTATTAAATTTTGTTCATTTGCCACTATATCACCTCATTTTAATACTTATTTAATTTAATTTTATAGCTTTTTCAAATGTTGGAGCGTAGCAGTAGGAATTGCACCTCTATCTCTTAACGGTTGTTAAGTATTTTGCTATTAAACTAGCTACGCACATTTACTACTCAGTTATATCATCTTGCTTCGGATATTCTTTCTTTATTTTTTCATATTTTTGCTTTAAATTTTTGTCAAAGCAATAAATGTATTTGAATTTATTAGAATTTTGTCTTTTTTCTAATTTTTGTTTTAATTCTTCTTTGTTTTTTTTGCTATTTATAGTTCTTTCATGTGTCCATTTGCCATTATAATAATATTGAAAATCGCTTGTTTTAGACATACCTAGATATATCCAGTTTGTAGCTTGATATATTATTCCTAAATGTCTTTGCCTATGGTCTGCATAACTAACAACTACTTTTACTATTGGATTTTCTTTGTGCAATAATCTTAATGCAATACTTACTGCTTTACTTGTTTGCTCTTGTTTCCCATTTAATGCTACTCTTTCAAGTTCTAATACTTCACCATTTCTTAAATTAAAAGACTTTGCCAAATTGTTATTGGCTCCACCTCCAAACAATATGACTCCACACCATTCATCTTTATCATTATAAACATTATAAGCATATTGTACTGTTGGAACACTCTGCGAATAATGAAAATTTTTACAAGCATATTTTATTGCCTTACTATTTGCCTTTGTTAATTTCATATCATCTTTATTGATAGATTGCCCTTAACTTCATCTGTTAAGTTTTCTATTCTCTCCTTTATAATTTCATAATCATCATAATTGTTTAATACTATTGAAATATTTACTTTTCCCTTTTGTCTTTCATCGTCAAGATTTTCTTCATCAAAATCATTTTCAATATCTAAATCAAAGCCAAAATCAGACATATCTATGTTTAATATACCATCAAGCTCTTTATCTAATAAATCGAAATCCCACTCAGCCTTTTCACTCACTTTATTATCTGCAAGTCTAAAAGCCTTTATTTGCTCCTCTGACAAATCATCTGCAACAATTACAGGCACTTCTTTTAATCCCAATTTTTGACTTGCTTTCAATCGTGTATGCCCTGCAATTATTTCATTATTATTGTCAATTACAATAGGGACTTTAAATCCAAATTCTTTTATACTATTTGCTACATCATCAACTGCATTATCGTTCTTTCTTGGATTGTTCTTGTATGGTTTAATACTATCTATTGGCACATATTCTATTTTTAATTTATCCATTATCATACCTCTATTATAACAATATAAATAAAAAAGGGCAATACTATCCCATACTGCCCTTATATTCAACTTGTGAATAATTTTCACATTTTATTACTACTGTATCACTATTTACTTTACTATCTGTTTTTATTATTTTTTCCATAATTTTTTCTCCAGTACATTTCTTGCAAAACTTACACATTATTTCTTTGTAATTCATAAGCTCCGCCCTCTATTAGTATACTATATTAGTATTTTTTCGTCAACTATGAGTCAACTATTTTTTCTATAACAAGCAAGTAAGATAAGGTTTATTCCAGCTACTAATAATGCAATATAATCTAACATAATATCACTCTCCAATCAATACAGTATTAAAACTAGAAACTAAATATACCTTACCATCTTTGCCTATTATTTGTATTTGTTCTCCCTCATAATCGTTCCAAGTATCTATATCTATTTCAAATTTTTCTCCATTAATACTTGTTATTGCTTTAGTATATTTGTATTTTAAATCTACTGCTGTTTTATTGCCAACAACCCTTGGATATATCATAAAGAATAACCATAAAACTACACAAAATATGTAAAATATTAACACACCGATTCCAAATAAATTGTCAAAATCTATGCTTCGTTTATTATTTTTCATATTCTCACCTCACAATCCGTAATTCATCAAGTGAATATTCTCTATCTAGTTCCATACCTTTGTACATTGTGCCTTTTCTAAATACAGGCAAATCAAATGAATTAATACAATCGCTAGTAATTATCACAATATATTCTTTCGATTCACCATTATTACAACACAATTTTTCTTTTACTATATATTTTATTTTCTTTTTATATGGCTTAATCACCGCACTCAAATATTCTTTTTCTTTTTCATCTAAAATAGGTTTAGGTGGTATGTATTCTGTATAGGTTGGGATTTCTATCTTTTCAAATTCGCCTGTAATTATATCTTTATTTTCGTAGAAACACTCAGTCCAATCACATTTTGCATATAAGTCATTGCCTGTTTTCACAAGCGTATTATACTTAGTTGTTATTTTAGTTCCAGTAGGGAACTCATTTAATTCTTTTTCAGTTAGTTTCATCTTCTTCACCTCTAGCTTTCTTGGAGTTGTTCTTCTAATTCTGCTATTACTCTTGATTGCTCTTTTATTTGCTCTTTTAAGCCACCTTCCATTCCATCAAGATAATCTTGTAGATATTTATTTTCTTCTTCTAGCTTTTTATTCTTTTCTTTTTCTTGGTTATATAAATCTAATAAAACTTTCACATCTTTTTTAGTAGCCTTAAATGTTTCCTCTTCATCGTCTAGCCAATGTTTAATAAAAACAACTGTTTTTTCTTCTTCATTCATATAATCACTCCTCTATCATTTTTAAAAAACTATCATACGGCATTTTAGATAGCTCTTGTATATTTTCTAACATCTCTTCTAATGTAATTTTTCTCTCCCTTTTATCCCAAAATCTTTTGACTAATGTTCTGTCGCCAAATGCACCTATTTTTAGCACTTGCATAATTCCACTTTTAGTCGAATAATATATCTCGTAGCCAATACTGCCATTGCCCCATTCGGTGCTACTAGGCTTTTCTTCATGAAATACAAGAGTAGTATTTATAATAATTTCAGTCGGCTCTTTTAAGTCCATATAATCACTCCTCACCTAATAGTTCTTGTAAAATATCTATTCTCTCTTTTAAATTTCTTGCATCACCTAAAAAATTATCTTCTATTGCATCATCTCGTAAAAATTCTAGCTGTTCTATTTTCTTTCTTACTTCTTCTTTACTTATACTATTATGTAATGCTTTTAATACTGTATCTATTGCTACTAAATCATCTCTTGAATAAATATCTCCATAATCATAAGCACGATTTATATATGTTAATCTTTGTTTAGCTTCTTCAATAGTCATTATTCATCATCTCCTAAAAGTTTTTGTAATAACTTTATAACTTCACAGCTATCCCAATCAAAATATCTAGGTGTCATAATCGGTATATCTTTTCCTAATTCTTTTATTTTTTCTCTTATTTTTTCTTTAGGTATAGATTCTTTTTCTATGTAGTTTAAAATAGTATCTATTGCTTTTTGATATTCTTCATCTGTTATTATATTTTTTATTATTTCTTTAGCTTCTGATAATTCCATTAGTTATCACCTACCAACGTATATAATTCTGATTTAAGTTTTGAAATTTCATCATCAATATAATCTTTTAATCTATCATTTCTGCTTTCTTTAAACCATTTATTTTTAAACTTCCTTACTGTTTCAAAATAAGTTTCTTCATCTATATCGCAACTGTCGTACCATTCTAAATCATGTGCTAATTCAACTATATCTTTCATTAAATCATTTAACTCAGCATCTTTCATTTGTCCGCATAGTTCGTATTCTATCTTTTCATATACATAATCATGACTTCCACCACTCATTTTAATCACCTAACTTTCTAATACATATTTAATAGAATTAAATTGTTCATGAGTAACAATTGATTCAATATCTTTATTGCAATGTCTACAAGTTCCTAATGTAATAAGTCTAACACCATAATCATTAGAATATATTTTTCTTACTCTTAACCCATTTACGTAATCTCCGTACTTCTATAATATCAATAATATTAAACGAATGTTTTAATATTTTTAAGTGTTTACTATTATAACAAATTATAGAGCCTTCTATTTCATCAACAATAGGTTTTTCAAGCCAATAACAATTCTCGTCTATTTTCAAAATCTTATTTATACCATATTTAGTTCGTATAAATTCTCCTACTTTTATATCATTCATTGTTCAGATACCTCCTCAATAGCTTCAAAACTACTTTCAATTACTTGAGTCACTTTATATATTTGAAAATTATTTGGTTCATCTAATTCTGCAAGTTCTTTTTTTGCCTCATCATAATACTTGCATTTTAAAGCATTTTGCATATAGCATGATGTATAACCCTCATTAGTTACATATTCTAAATTCCTTTTGTCAACAATTACATACAATTCTTCTATACTTGATTTTGACATCTCTATTCTTCCTCCTCACAAAATTCTAACTAATTTATAGTGTTTTATCACATTTTTCTAATAACTTATAAAAAATAATATATGTGGGATAGGATTTGCACCTAACATAGCCAATTTTTAAGGCTTCAACTAAATTATATCCTTCAGAATATACGTCATTAACTATATCTATTTAGTGTCAATATAGTAATGTCTTGACCTGCACTCGCTCACAGCGTCTACTTTTTTCAACCTCCTGTCAAGGAAATTGATTTTACCATCTCTAATATAAAACTAGAAATGTCTATTCCGCCACCACATATATAAGTTGCACAGCCTAGCTCTGTGCGTGGGCTAAGTTTTTTTGCTTTCAGGTTGCCTTTAAACCGTAATTTAATACGTTAAAACCTGGAACTGGTTATTGTCGGATTTTATCCCTTGTTCCGACTGCAACGTCGACTGCCTAAACAATCCCCATGGAAACGTCACGCATACACTTTCGTATG